AAGTATATGTATCCTACAAAAAAGACGTCATTTTCTAAAACACACATTCCTCACATTTACGGAACACATATTTTAAAAAATAACGCCACACATTTATTAAAATTATTCAAACACAAAATTTTAAAACAACAAAACAAAAATTTAAGGGTAACCCTCCACGTTTTAACGCTTCAAAGTTACCCACATTCAGGTGTGAAGAATAGTATAATTTTAATGCAAGTTATGACTAATAACCAATTAACGGGGCGCACAATTTAATGTGAGTAGACCGCCCTCGATATACATTATAGTAATTATCTAACCTCACAATACTATTCTATCATATATGCTTGTATTTGTCAAATCAGGTAAATAATCAAGTAACTTTAAATCAACTTCTTCTGAGTAATAACCGTTACTTTCTCCACACCATCTTATTGTAACATAACCTTTAATTGTAGCTAACTTATAAAAAGTCCATGTTTTCGATTCACCGCTATTCTTACTATAATTCGTTTCACATTCACTCATTAAAATAGGTGAATTTATTAAATCTTTTAAGTCACCTATTATTTCTTCAATTTCAACCGATTCGCAACAGTCATATTCATGAAACATTTTAATTACTTCATCATTGTCAGCAATAAAATATATTTTATCATTGTTCCATTTATCAATTACAATTTCTTTTATTATTTTACCTTTCAAAAACTCCATTTCTATTAACTTTTCATTCATTCTAACCCCTCCATAAATCAACTATCACTTAATTTATAATCTTCTCATATTTTGCATTCAATAAATCACTTTGTGTGTCCTTTAATTCTACTAATTTTACTTTCAAAAAACTTATTACATCGTTACTATTCCCATCAATAGAATTAATTAAAACTTCTATCGCATTTTCATATTGTTTTATTCTATTTTCTATGGTTCTTATTTCTTTGTAAATATTAACTCCTACTTTCACACTATCCCCTCCACCTTATCAACTGTCACATGAAACACTTCATACCCTCTTTTTGGTTTAAACGTCAATACCATTCTACATACATTTTTCATGTCATCAGCTTCATCTTCAAATATTTGCAACTTACCATTCTTTTCAGCAACAATTTTAACTAAAAATTTTTCTATCATTTTACCCCTCTTTTCAATAATTTCTTAATACAGTGATAGCACAAATATATTCCTTTATGTTCATACACAACAGGATAAGTTTTACCACAAATATCACATTCATGCTCACTCAAGGAAAGCACCCACCTTAAAAGCATATCTCATCATATCATTAACCGTAATTTCTTCTCTCAACTTATGTGGATAAGGATTCACACTCAATTTTGTGTGTAAATCACCATCACAAACATTATCCATAATAATCATACTAAACGCTTGTTTACCGCTATTTCTTCCACCCATAATGATAGTATTCATTACTAATCACCACCATTTCTTTATATTTTTCTTCCATTTGTTTCTCTATATCTTCAAGGTCAGCACTTATAAAATTAATCACATTCTCTTTTGTCAGAGTAGGTATATGTTTATTAATATAACCACCTGCAGGACTTGTTAGTGCTAGTGATATTATCACATAGTTTGAATTAAATTCCTCAATAAGAAAATTCTTTGATGATTCTAATTCATCTTTACGTATTCTTAATTCTTGTAATTCAGTCAATATTTTAAGTCGTTTATCCATTTATTTTCACCCTTTCAATGTAAATGGTACATCAACCAACACCACACCACCTTTAACGTGTTTTGGTGCTAACTTACCTTTATTCGTCGTAAACCCAACCTTAAAGTTTTCAAACGTCACTTGTTCTTTCACTTTATCAGGCATTCCCGCACACGTAACCTTAAAAATTCTTGTATCTGCTTCATCTTTTGAACATAATTCTTTTTTCATTTTTCCATCATTTTCAACCCATTTAGCATAATATTCCTCAACGTAAGTCTTTTGTCTTATAAATTTACCACGTTCAAAAGTGCCTTCCCACGCCCAATATCCTAATTTATTGTCATCAACAATATCAGCAATCGCATCAGGTATATCTTCACCCTCTAAATGAATACTATCTGTATCACAATAGATAATACGGTCATAACATTTTTGTGCGGTTGTTATTGTCGTATACCTCGCCCAACTTGTGATAAACACTCCCATCGGTGTGTATACAGGGTCTTTAAATTCTTGTTTACCTAGCTTAAACCCACACGACCCATCTTCTTTTAAATACGGTACTTTACCAGTAACATCAGGGTTAGTCGCAAACTTCCCATACAATGAATTAAGTTGTAATTTAGCTAACTGTTTTAATGCACCCGTTGACGTTGTTTTAACATACGTCCATTTATCAATGAATCCGTTAAAGATACCCGTTTTAGACCTGAATTTCCAACCCCCTACATACGTTAGGTTATACACTTCATAATGGTCAAACATTAATTCTAAATCAATGTTTGTCATATACAAATCTACTATTTCACCACCACTTGATTCAAGATATTGGTTAGGCTTAAACGATAGATTTTTCTTAATCTGTATCGTTGGTATATGGTCTTTCTTAATTGTAAATTCACAACGAATATGTTGAACATATAACGGGTATAATTTATCATCTTCATATTTCCCTGAAAACTTAATCGGTGTACCGAATGGTAATGGACGATAATACATTTGACTAGGGTATAAACTGTTAACATCAAATACAATACCACCATGTACTTCTTTTTCTTTGTACCTTTTGTTTAACCATGTAAACCCACCTCTGTAAGCTAAACGAATTTCTGAATCTTCTTCTAAAGATAATACAGGAAATAGTTTCTCAAATTGTTTTCTCGTGATAACATTTTTGAACCCTTTTAATGAATCACTACCTGCTGTTATACTATCCATACCTTGTTTGAATTGAATCTCTAACGCTTTTGCTATGACTTCAATATCATTCTTCACATAAGCAATTTCTTCATCTGTTAACTTGTGTCCAACTTCTCTGAATCGTGTGTAAAACTCTTGTTCTTGTTCTAATTTTAATACAGGTAGATTGAACGCTTTACCAATCGTTGCTACTGGAAACGGTAGTTTCTTTAAACTATCATAAATAATTGTGTGTTTCTTTTTTGGTTTACTTTTTCCTTTACCACCAGTATACCCGTAACAAATATCTATCATGTACCATTGACCCATACTTGAAATAACGGTATCGAACGTCATCGCTCTACCTGAATCGTTATGTTCGTATCCGTTATGTAACAACCAGTTAACAATGAATTCACCATCAAAACGTAAGTTGTGGAAGTAAAGGTTAGCATTTGATTGTTGAACCCATTCCATAAATTCGTCCATATCCGTACCAATATGGTAGTTTTCTTCATTTCCTATTTCCATGTAACCATATGCCCACACTCGACAATCGTCTAAGTCGGTTGTTGTTTCAAAATCACAAGCGTATTTTTTTCTTGCCACACCATCAACTCCCAACAAGAAAAAATTAAATAGATTATCACACCCATTCTTGAGTTTTATTTAAAATTTTCATGTGCCAAATCTCCTAAACCATCACGTTCATACATTTCAATGTATTTCATCATCTGACCAATAGCTGTTTCATCAGCTTCAACATTTTGTCCATCTGTATCAAAATAATCAAAATCAAATTCATCAAACATCAAATACAGTTGGTAAAAATCATCAGCAGGTACACCTTTTATTTTTTCAATTAAATCATCTGCTAACGAATTAAATGATCCTTCAAGTGCTTCAATAAAATTTTCTTGCATACGTTTTGACCGTTCATCATAGTATAAGGTATCTGACTTCCTATCCATTGATTCTTCAATTTCTCTTAATCGCTGTCTTGAACGTACTTGACTAAAATCAAAATCATGTGGGCGATAGATACCTGACTTTGACGGTCTTTGTAAACCAACCGTTCCTTGTTCTTTACCTCCTGAATAAAATGGTTTATCTTCTAATTCGTCAATCTTTTTATCCGCTAACTTTTGTGCTTTTCTTGTTTTTCTTTCAATTTTATTCAACTGTTTCTTAGTTGCTACAACACCGTATTCATTCTTTTCAAACTGATAATCAGTTACCGCCCGATTTCTAAATCGTTCAACTTTTTTCACCCACTGATTAAATTCACTTCTTGAATCAAAAGAATCAAGAGAGGGTATATCAATTTTAGTAGATAAGTCAACACCATAATTTTTTTCAACCCGTCTGATTTTCGCTTTTGTGTTTCTTACTTGGCGATTGTATTCTTCTTTTGTTTTTTGACCTATTCTAAATTTAACCATGATATACCCTCACTATCTTTTTATTATTTCCCATTCAGGACTTTCCTTTTGTGTTGATTGTCTTAACACATAGTATTCCATGTCTTGATAGGATAAATCTGTTTTATCTAACGTTGCTCTAAACCCTCTTTTTTCTATTTCTTGGTACAAGACTAAATCATAGAGAAAATCAAAGTTTAATTCTAACATAGCATCTTTCTTAAATTTCTTCCGATATTTCTCTCTGTTATTTTGGTATTCGTCCATAAACTTATTTAAGTACAACATACTTGAAAAAAAGAACACGACCTCACCGTTGGAAATCGTGTATTTTGATTCTTTTAAGTTATGGTAGATACCCCTTTTTGTAACAGGCATTACCTCAACCCTTTCTTAGCCAATCATTTTAATTTTGATTCCATCACCATTCGTCATTTTTTCTTTACCAATTTTAACCTTGATATTAACCCATTCTTCATCATCAGGACGTCCGAACATTTTCATGATATTTTTAACGGTAAAGTAAACAGATTTTGAAGATGTGACAAAAGCTTTACGTTCAGGGGTGATAAGGTAAGTAAGAACCCCGTAAACTAATTCCCCAGTATCTTCATCGACTTTATCATACTTTCTAAAGATAATGTCTTGTACTTCGATTTCTTGACCAACAGATTCTTTCATTCCAAAACCTGCTTCATCTTCGTTCTCGATTAAATTCATCAACCAAATCTTTTCCTCACGAGTTTTTGGTTGTACGCTTGAGTAATCTTCAAATTTTGCTTTACGAATAAATTTTCCCTCTGCATTTTTGTAAACATTAAAATCCTTTGTTTCTTCTACTAATTCAACTAATGTGTTTTCGTTTTGTTGAGTTGCTACTTCATTTTTGTTTGTCATGTTATTTTCCACCTTTTCGTTTTTTCAGATTATTGTTCTTTCACTTTAGCTAACTTGATAAATTCTTCAACTTCCATTTCATAAACGGTTGTATCAGGTTCAACACTGAATACCGTCACATGCTCATTGTATTTCTTGTTCATCAACTTTTGAGCCTTTTCCATGTTTACATTACCGATAATTGTTTCATCAGGTAATTGTGTTACATGGGGTTGACCGTCTACCATTTCCAACTTACCAACTTTGACAACTGTTTTTGTTACTTCTTTTGTCATCATTTTTCTTGCCATGTTTAACACCTCCTTTTCATTTATTGTTAGAAACTATTGCCTAACCTCTACAATACCTATTATAAATGGTTGAATAACAAAAGTCAACACTTTTCAATAAAAAGTTATACATTATTTTAAATAAATTTTTATTGTGTTTTTTGTGACTAACATTTATCTATATGTAGTATCAAAATGTACCATTATTTCATTTAAGACACTACATATAGTATTGATAAAGTGTAAAATGTGGTATAATAAAGGAAAGGTTATTAATGAAAGGGGTGATATTATGCCAATGGAACGAGAAAAACACGAAGAATTGTTGAATGAATTGAACAACCCTGAAATTGACCACACAAGACGTACCGAGATTTTACAAGAATTGCGTACTGATTACACAAGTGTCGTTACTGATTTTAATGATTTAACTACGAATGTTGATAAGTTAAAGAAAGACAATGATGACCTAATCGTATCTAATAGTAAATTATTCAGACAGGTTGGTATTTCAGGTGATGAAAAACTGGAAGAAAAAGAACAACAGAAAGATTTTAGCGAAACAATCACAATAGAAGATTTTGAAAAGGTGGAATAAAAAATGAGAATTACAATTAATGATGTAAAAACGAGTTTAGGTATCACAGAAACATACGATATTGTTAATGCTATTCGTAACAGTAACCCGAATTTTGCTAACTATGTACCCTTAGCACATGCAGAAAACGTTGCTGAAATTGGTCAAGGCATTTTAATCAATCAAACAGTACAAAACGAATTTATTACGACACTTGTTGACCGAATTGGTCTAGTTGTTGTTCGTACAATGAGTTTGCAAAACCCGTTAAAGAAATTTAAAAAGGGTATGATGCCACAAGGACGTACTATCGAAGAAATTTTTACTGATATTACTAAGTCTAAAAAATATGACCCTGAAGGTGCTGAATCAACCGTATTTAAACGTCAAATTCCTAACGTTAAAACGTTGTTCCACGAACGTAACAGACAAGATTTCTATGAACAAACAATCCAAGACGATAGCTTAAAAACCGCTTTTGTTTCATGGGGTAAGTTTGAGAGTTTTGTTACATCTATTATTAATGCTATCTACAATAGTGCTGAAGTAGAAGAATATGAATATATGAAGTTATTGATTGATAACTACTATTCAAAAGGTATGTTTACCGTTGTTCCAATCACTAAACCTGATAGTGAAACAACCGCCCGAGAATTTATTAAAAAGGCACGTGCAACCGCTACTAAAATGACATTACCTAATGGTTCACGAGATTATAATGCGTTAGCTGTCCGAACACGTTCTGAAATGGAAAATCTTCATTTAATTATTGATGCTGATTTAAGTGCGCAAACAGACGTGGACGTTTTAGCTAAGGCTTTCAATATGGATAAAACAACGTTCTTAGGTCATGTGACAGTGATTGATGGTTTTTCTTCAACAGGTCTTGAAGCTGTTTTAATTGATGAATCATGGTTCATGGTTTATGACAACCTATTAAAATTAGAAACGATTCGTAACCCTAAAGGGTTGTACTGGAACTACTTCTACCACGTATGGCAAACACTATCCGTTTCACGTTTTGCTAATGCAGTCGCTTTTGTTTCAGGTGATGTACCTGCTGTTACTCAAGTGATTGTTGACCCGACTATTTTATCATTGAAAGCAGGACGAGAATTTGAATACAAAGGTTATGTGCGAGTGAATGACGGTGGTGACTATCCGATTACATGGGACGTTGTTGGTGACGCTGGCACAATTAAACAAGTAGGTACAACGATTGACAGTGACGGTAAGTTAACACTTGCTAGTAATCAAACAGGACAATTAAAAGTAACCGCAACGGTCACTTATGTATCTGATACGGGTGCTGACGGTCAAGTTGGTGGTGGTGATGATACAACCGTTGATGTTGTTGGTGAATCTATTGTTACGGTTATTCCAGAATAGGTGTGATATAAATGGCTAACGTACCATTAAGCGGAACGAACATTCGATTGTTATCGGGTGTTCCGTTCCACAAAGATTATAAAAATACACGATGGTTTGATACAAAAATAGAACAAACGAATTACTTCTTAAATAAACCAACAGTTTATGTAAAATCTGAATCAAATTTCCAACGCGTTGAAAATAGTTATTTTGTTTCAGTTAATAAGAGTGTAGATGAATTATGGAATGTAAACTACCTTATGTTTCAGAATCAACAATACAATAATAAATGGTTTTATGGTTTTGTAACTGAATTAGAATATGTGCAAAAGAATACAACATATGTTCACTTCCAGTTAGACGTGTTGCAAACGTGGATATTTGAAACAGATTTTAAACCGAGTTATGTAGTAAGGGAACATTGCCCTTTGTGGAACAGTGACGGAACACCCGTCATCAATACGATAGATGAGGGTTTAGACTACGGTAAAGATTATGATATTGTATCATCTGAAAAATACGTACCCTATGACCCGATTTATTTTCTAGTAGCGGTATCAAAAACCGCTTTTCATGGGGGTATTCCACCTGAAGCACACCCTGATGGAAACAACTTTTTCAATAATGAGATTTTCCCGACTGATAACGGTGTACCACAACCGTTAACGTATTATGTTCACCCTATTAAGTTAAATGATGAAACACCAACCGTTTCATTAAATGGTAGTACGATTAATTTATCTAGTCCAACAGAATTTTTAAAAGGGTTGTTTGTTCAAGAGGGTGCTGTTAACAATATTGTTTCTCTCTATATAACTGAATACGTGGGAATGAACATGAGTTACGATTCAGCGACTGATGTGCTTACTATAACCAACCCGAACGTTTTTGGTTGTATGGTAAGTGATAACAATAATCAAAACATTTATATGATGAATGTTGCGGAACAATCAACCTATATTAAAAAAGGTAAAACATATCCTAATAAATATGATGGATATAGACCCGTTACAGAAAGTAAATTATTGATGTACCCGTACACTGTTTTAACATTTGAGGACTACCAAGGTAATCATGCTGAATTTAAAAATGAATACATTAATACAAAAGAGTTAGAAATAACAGTACAAGGGTCATTAGGAACAAGTCAAAAAGTCGCTTATTTACTCAATAATTACAATGTGAAAGAAAATTATAACCTATCTATTAATCGTTTAGCCAACGCTATTGTTTGTAACAACCCGAACGACATTCCAATTATGTCTGATATGTTGAGTGCTTATTTGCAGGGTAATAGAAACAGTATTCAGAATCAGAAAAACAGTATTATGTGGAATGGTGTTATGGGAATGATTTCAGGTGGTATATCGGGTACTGGTGCAAACGTCCAAAGACAAAGTGCTATTTCAAGTGGTAATGTAATGGGTGCAAAAATGGGGTCTTTAGCAGTTGCTCAAGCAGGGGCAAGCGTTACTCAAGGTTTAGGAAATACCATTCTTGATTTACAGGCGATTCAAGCAAAACAAAACGATATTTCAAATGTACCCCCACAGATTTCAAACATGGGTGGAAACACACCATTCACTTACGGAAACGGTACAAGTGGATTGTATATTGTGAAGAAACAAATTAAACAAGAATACATTGATAAATTGACTGATTTCTTCAATATGTATGGGTATAGAGTCGATAGAACAAAAATACCTAACTTTCATACAAGAAAATATTGGAACTATGTTGAAACAAAAAATTGTAACATTTTAGGTAGTATTAATAATGATGCGTTACAAGAATTAAAAAACATTTTTGACAGTGGTATTTGTTTATGGCACACAGATGACATTGGAAACTATAATTTAGAAAATGAGGTGATATAATGGTAAGAAGACGTGGAAAACAATACAGAAACCCGAATCAAATTCAAAAAGATAGAGGTAACATGTGGTACACACATTATTATCAATATCTCACCTCTTTAGCTTATCAACTTTTCGAGTGGGAAAACCTACCGAACAGTATTGACCCGAGATACTTAGAAATGAGTTTGCATATGTTCGGTTATGTTGGTTTTTACAAAGACCCTAAAATGGGGTATATTGCATCACAAGGTGCAGTGAGTGGTGAGATTGACCATTACTTGTTACCAACAAAATTCCATGCGAACAGTCCACGTTATCAGAATACATTTAAACTCTATAATTATTCTGATATGAAAGAGGACGATATGGGTGTGGTGATATGGAACAACGACTATCATTATTCGACTTTACCCAGTCTTGAAATGTTTGCAAGCGATTTGGCAGAATTAAAAGAAATTATTCATGTAAATCAAAACGCACAAAAAACACCCGTATTACTAACCGCAAACGACAATACAAAATTTAGTATTCAGAACATTTATAACCAATACGAGGGTAATGCACCCGTTATTTTAACACATGAATCGGTTAACCCTGATACGATTAAAGTATTTAAAACAGATGCACCTTATGTTGTTGATAAATTGAATACACAGAAAAATGCGGTGTGGAATGAAGTTATGACGTTTATGGGTATCAAAAATGCTAACCAAGAAAAGAAAGAACGTATGATTACCGCAGAAGCTGATTCCAACGATGAACAAATTTCAAGTAGTGGGAATGTTTATTTAAAATCACGTCTTGAAGCATGTAAGAGAATCAATGAGTTGTATGGGTTAAATATCAATGTGAAGTTTAGAAATGAGATTGCGGAAGAATTATTATCAAATATTGATAATACTCACACTGTTTCACAAGGACGTGATTTAATTGAGTAGCTACACCACACAATTAAAAACCTATATTGAAAAATGGTCACAGTATGATGAGGGGTTATCTATTCGAGATAAAATAGAGATTGGGCGAACAAAACTATTTGATTTTGATTACCCTCTCTTTAGTGAAGAATATCGAAAAGACTTTGAAACACATTTCATTCGTGAATTTTACACCCGAGAAATTGGTTTTGAAGTAGAAGAATTATTTAAGTTTAAATTAGAAACATGGTTACTTATCAATATGCCTTACTACAACAAATTGTTTGAAAGTGAATTAATGGAATATGACCCTTTATCAAACAGTGAAATGAATGTCACACACACGAAAACAAAAGACACGAATCAAATTGACAATCGAACAAGTACAGGTACACAAGCAACCGATACGTCAAATGAATTGTCATCAAGTCAACAAGGCAACAGTGAATCAATTAATGATGACTTTAACCGTCAACTTGAAAGTAATACCCCTGATTCACGATTAAACATTACCGCAAACGATGGTGAGGGTGTTATCGAATATGCTTCAAAAATTACTGAAAATAACACCAACAACAAAAACACAAAGAGCGGTGAATCAACAGGTAATGAAAGAGGTACATCACAATCAAACAGTAAAGTGAATCAAAATGAAAGTTTGAATAGTGATAAAGATGAATTGGAAGAATTTAGCCAACATCGTAAAGGTAAAATCGGGGTTCAATCCTATGCAAAACTTTTACAAGACCATCGACAAGCGTTATTGAGAATTGAGAAAGACTTGTTTTATGAAATGAATGAGTTGTTTATGTTGGTTTACTAAGAAAGGAATGATAAATATGCCAATACCTGATATTAAAACGTTTAATCAACTAGGAGATTTAATGATACAACGTTATGAAAGATATTTACCGACAGCCTTTGATGATAGTTTGTCAATGTTAGAAAAAGTCAATAAAGTAATTGAATACGTAAATGAAACAGGACGTATCACAAACGAATTAATTGAGTTTGTAGAAATGTTTAGTGGCGGTGTACACGATAGTTTTGATGAGTTTAAATCAGACGTTAATCAAACTATATCAGATTTTTTAAATACCTATGAAAGTAGTTTAAGTCAAACTGTTATAAACACTTTAGAAGAATGGCAAACAACTGGAAAACTTGACATAGTTATTAGTGGAGCTTTAACAACGAGAATGGACGATTTAGAAGAACAGGTTAACACACAGTTGTCGCAAATTGTGTATAACGTAAAAGCTTTAGGTGTTAATGCAGACGGAACAGATGAAACAGTTGTTATAAATAATATTTTAAATAGCTTACCTAGTGGAAGTCATGTTATTTTTCCAACAGATGAATACATTGGTGATATACGTATTAACAAACCTTTGCATGTTGATTTTATGGGGTCAACTATCACATCACCAACAAACAACATTGACTTTGTTAGTTTTAGAGGGTCAATCAGTACCACAAAAAGAACACTTGCCAACCCATTAAAACGTTATGACACAACTATTAGATTGAGTACAGAGCCAGTTGATATAACAGCAGGTGATTTGATTATGGTTCGTGATGATACGTCACGACCGAGTGATGGGCTACCTAATATCAACACAGAAGTTCATAAGGTAAAGCAAGTAGATGGTTACACAATTACGATTGAAGATTTTATTCACCTACCAAAAAATATTGCTGAAAATAACGTATCAAAAATAACACCGTTAAAAGGTGTAAGTGCTAAAAACCTAGTTTTAAAAGGTGATTTGGCTAATGTTTCAGGTAAATCAGGAATAAGTTTTGTTTATTGTGAAGATGTTGAGATTGAAAACATTAAAATGACTGAAAATATTGGTGCAGCTATTGTTGTTAGTGGTTGTTATCGCACACATATTAACAACTTTGAAATCAATCACCCTTTAAAATGGGATGGTGGTGAGGGTTATGGTGTTTTAACAACGGGTGGTACGTCAAACTTCATCATTGAAAATGGTTCGGGGATTGGTAATAGACATCTTATAGACAACGCACAATGTTTTAATGGATTGGTTGAAAATGTAAAAGCATATAGCAACAAATCCGCTTCAATAACGTTATCTCATAATTCGTATGATACAGATTGTACATTCAAAAATTGTCATGTGTATGATTCGGAACATTATGCTTTTTATTTTGGTAATCAAGGGTTTACAAATAATTATGATGCCGTTGCTAGAAATATTAATGTCATTGATTGTTCTGCTCACTATGACACAGAAACATATAATTCAGTGGGTGTAATGTTTAATGCATTAACAGACAGTTGCATGGTGAACAACTTCACCTTTGTTATTGGTGACGGTGATACTGTATCAACAAATGGTATTGGTGTGCGATATTTACCAAGAAATTCAACATTAATGGTAGATGGGTTAACCGTTAAAGGGGCGTTACATGGGGTGTTTGCACAAAACACGCTTTATCCAATTACAGGTAAAAATAAAGTTTCATTTAACAATATCAGTTTTAAGAATTGTAAGTATGGGTTTAGGACATTAAATGCTGAAAATATTTACGCACAAAATGTCTTTATGGTTAACGTGGAAACTCCATATTACCTTCTTACTTCAGTAAATGAAAAAATGAATGGTTTAACATTAAAGGATTTTTATACTAGTAACACAAATACAACCATTTTAGTCAACAATGATTGGATCAAAAATAATTCAACAGAAGGTAAAATTTCTAACTGGATAAGTGAAGAATATAAACCAATTAAAACAATCACTCATGGTTGGCAAATTAGACTGAATGATATTATAACATCAAAAGATGGTGTAGTAGTTTTAAAAGCAAGTGAACCTGTTGGAAGTAATTCGCTTTTACCAATATCCTATCCATTGTTTGATGGTCAACAGATTACTTTATTAAACGCTAGTGATGTGAATTTAACACTTAGCCCAGGGGAAAACCTACAATTTAAAGTAAGTGATCCCGTGAATAAAACCATAAACCCATATGAAACGGTAACATTTGTTTTTTATGATGGTAAATGGTTTGAAGTGTAAAGGTTGAATCAAACTATGTGGTAAATGAAAAAACAAGGAAGTGATACAATATGGTATGGCATGACGATTATCAAGTGTGGTTAACAGAACAACAATCATTAGAAAACGGTCAACTTGTTGTCAACCATTTTGTGGGTAGTGATTGGACACAACAATCACTATCTGCCCTTTTGGGTAATATGCGACACGAATCTAGTATCAATCCTAATATGTATGAATACGGTTACGATTGGGTGGACGATAGAGGGTATGGGTTAGTACAATGGACACCACGTTCTAAATATTGGGATTGGGCGGTTGGTAATGGATTGACACCTGAAAAGGGTGAATCACAACTTGCCCGTATTGACTATGAAATCGAAAACAATATTCAATGGATAGCAAACGGTCATAGAGTGAGATACGGTTTAGAATCAAAGTATGATTTTAGTTTTGAAGTGTTTAGAACAAATTCACTTAATCTATCTATCGCTGAATTAGTTGAAGCGTTCATGTGGAACTATGAAGGACCGAATTATCAAGCAGGTACGAACTCGTTACAAGGACGAATTGATTTTGCTTTGTTAGCAAACGGAACACTTGATTTTACTGGCACAGGGGGTGGGGGTGTTGACCCTCAACCACCAACAAATGATAATGAAAATAAGATTATCAGTATGTTGCTAAGCGACTGTTTGAACGGTTGGAATTATTAAAAAGAGAGTGGGTTAATATATGATTAAAGCGTTATTGGGTTTTGATATTCAAAATGAAGTGGGTTATTTCTTTCAAGTATTATTAATAATGATAGTATTCGATATTATCACAGGTTTATTAGCAAGCGCAAGGGAAAAGAAAATTAATTCGTCTATTAATTACGATGGTATTATCACGAAAATTGGTGAAATTGTTGGGTTGTTCTTTATGTCGTTTGCTGATTTGTATTTAAAAACAAACGGGGCGATTGTTAAGGTTGGTGTAGGTATGTTGATTGTTTATGAAGCAATAAGCATTATCGAAAATTTTAGCCGAATCGGTGTCAATATTAAATTCTTAACAAAATATTTTGACCCTGAAAAAGTTGGTAAGGGAGAGGAAACGAAATGACATTTTTATTTTTAGATGCAGGTCATGGTGGTATTGATTCGGGTGCGATTGCGTTAGATGGAACAAAAGAAAAAGACGTTAATCTTAAAATGACAATGTATATGTTTAACCGTTTTAATCAAATAGGTATTAAAACAGGTGTGACACGTTCAAAAGATATTACATTAAATAGTAACGATAGAGCCCGAATTGTTAGAAATAGCGGGGCAAAATATTGTTTATCTATTCATTTTAACGCAGGTGGTGGAGATGGTTTTGAAGCGATACATAGTAAATTCGCTTCAAGTAAGTTGGCTGATTCGATTGCTGATGAAGTGAAAGCGATTGGACAAAACGTTAGACGTGTATTCACTCGAACGCTTTCAAACGGTAAAGATTATTACTTTATGAATCGAGAAACAGGTAACGTGGAAACGGTCATTTTAGAGGGGTTCTTTGGGGACAATCTGAAAGATTATGAAGATTTTAACGAATGGCATGAACAGGTTGATTTGTGTGAAGCCTACATTAAAGGTTTTTGTAATCATGTGAAACATAAGTACACACCTCCAACAAAAGAAGAAATTTTTTATCGTGTGGTAACAGGTTCATTTACTAATATTGAAAACGCAGAAAAAAGAACCGATGAATTGAAAAAGAAAGGTTTTGACAGTTTTATAGATATTTATAAAAAGTAGGGATAAATTATGGACGTTTCATTATATTACAATCCGAATAAATTATTATCGTATAACCGTATTTTATCATTTGTTATTGGTGCAAGGGGTATAGGTAAAACGTATGGATTGAAAAAATACAGTATTAAACGGTTTATAAAACATGGTGAACAATTTATATATTTAAAGAGATACAAGACAGATATTAAAGGTATAGAACAATTTTTTGATACGGTTGCACAAGATTTCCCAGAACACACGTTTAAGGTTAAAGGACGTGAGTTATACATTGATGATAAACTAGCCGGTTGGGTCATGCCTTTATCGAGTTGGCAATCCGTCAAGTCACGAGAGTTCCCGAACGTATGTACGATTATATACGATGAGTTTTTACTGGAAAAATCTAGTAAACAGTCATATATGCAAGATGAACCGAAGGCATTATTGAACTTTATGGATACCGTTATTCGTAACCGAGATAATGCCCGTTGTATTTGTTTAAGTAATGCGGTATCGATTGTTAACCCGTTCTTTATTTATTTCAATATCATTCCTAATCTTGATAAACGATATAATGCGTTTAAAAACGTAGTAGTCGAGATTCCTGATTCGATTGATTTCACTGATGAAAGAAAAAAGACAAAATTTGGTCAACTGATTAGTGAAACCGATTATGGTGATTTTGCCTTAGGGAACGAATTTATTAATGATAGTAAGGTATTCATTGAAAAGAGAACGAAAAACAGCCGATTCCAGTTTAGTATTATCTACAACGGTATGACTATGGGTGTATGGGTTGACGTTGACGAGGGTGTTATGTACCTATCACAAGACCATGACCCGAGTACTAAAAAGGTTTTTGCTTTAACCAAAGACGACCATGTAGAAGATAGTCTACTTATGACCAACTGGAAACAAAATTATTATTTAGGTAAAATGGTCAATGCTTTCTTGAATGGTTATCTAAGGTTTGATAATCAAGTGATGCGCAACGTTGGTTATGAAATGTTTAAGAAAATGCGAGTGCAATAAAAAATACCCTATGCGGTTAGGCATAGGGTATTGTTTTGCGTAGATATTCATTGTATTGTTCTAGTGTGATGACGTTGTTGGTTAATAGAAAACTTAAATGTTGTTCCATTGAATCAATGGTTATCTTGCTATTTGATTTTTGTTTAGGTTGGTTGGTTTGAGATGGTTCTTGTTGATAGTGTTCATTCTTGTTTTTTGGTAGTGACTTAAACAGCAGGAAGAACAAGAAGAATAATATTGACAAAATAGGGATAAGGTCGAACATATAAACACCTCTCTTTTATAATTCGATACCTAATTCGTTAATTAGGTTATTTTAGATAATTAATATTATCTATGGTAGGTACTAGCTTGTAGTACCTACTAACATAATATTAATACACTAGTATTTCATAATCTGAATTAGATAATAATTCTCTTTGTCTATCTGATAATAATTGTGTATTGTGAATCAAGGCTTGCATGGTTTCGGGTACTAAGCGAACCACGTTCATATTTTCGTGAATCCATTCCCATTTTTCAATATGAGAGAGTTCATCGGGTGCAAGTCCTAAGATTGTATTATGGTCTAAGCCACGACTACCACAATCAAAGTCACCGCTTACCAGTGTACCACCGTTCATAATGAAGATAGCTTCATTAATGTTATTTGTTGTTGTGTGCTCGTCTAACCATTCTCTTGTACCATGAATCATTATAACACGTCCTTTGAATTTATTAGATAATTAATATTATCTATGGTAGGTACTAAATTGTAGTACCTACTAACATAATATTACTTGTCTAATACTGTATTAGTTAAATATCCAGCAACGCTTGAAACGTGTTCGGTTACTTGTAAGACGTTAACACCGCTATAAAATTCATGTAAGTCTTTGTAGAATTTTATTGATTTTTTGGGTTCGATTATCCATTCATAATTAATGATGATGTTGTATAACTTGTCAATGTCAATTTTAATGTCGTTATAGATTGCATCGAATATATCGATTTGTGTGAGTGTTTCGCCTGCTTTAATGTTTAAAACTGTTTCCTCAATATGTTTGTTTGATTCGTGAAGAATGTACCTCTTTGTTTCAATGTTCATTTTTAACACTTCCTTTTTATTGTTTTGGTCTATCTCATCAGTGCCGGTAGACCATTCCCGACAGACCGCCATAAGGCGGTTTCGATTATTCTGCTTCTTGAAAACCCCCGTTAACAGGTTTAAATGTAAAACGTTTTGAGTTTATACCAAAGTATTGAAGAACGGCATTTATTGCGTCTGCATCTGACTTTGATTCACCGTACGTATAATGAATATCTTGTTTGTAACCTCTCATTAATGAGCCAACTCTTTTAATTACTAGAATAGGTGTGCCATAATGTATTATAGTATATGTTTCAACTCTTTGTTCTTCTTTCTTATAACCTAAGTCGTTCATGATACCCGTACCATTTACTTCAAAGTCTACTGTCCAATTCTTTCTTGTACTTGTACCTCTGTTTTCTGCTGTTTCAATCATGCTTTCTAATGTTTTGTGTTGTCTCATTTTTTAACACTTCCTTTTGTTTTATTTTTATTACCTTTTCTATACTTCTAGTATAACATAAAATGTTTTGTTTTGCAAGTGTTTTGTGTTTTATTTTTAAATTATTTTTGTGATTTGATTTCACCTCTTTTCTTGATTCCTTATCTTCTATAGTTATAGTATAACATGAAATGTTTTGTTTTGCAAGTGTTTTGTGTTTTATTTTGTGAAATATTTATGTTTTATTTTGTGATTTATTTTGTGATTGAAAAACGTGATTATTTTGTGATTGGGGAAAAACGCTAAAATATTTTTGTATTTATACTT